GCTTATTGACACGATTTGATTGCCACCAAGTTCTAGAGTACATACTTAGATTTGCATCATCTGTACTCTTTCCCCATTGTTGGAGAAATATTTTGGTTAACGTGTCTCGATCTATCATTTTACAATAGTACCGGACGTTAATTTAACAACTTGGAAATCAGTAGTACCAAATGTTAAATTTAATTTTTTAGCTAGATTGTGTGCGTGACCAGGATTACTAAAAGATACTTTTTTGTATTTAGGTCCAGGGTAACTCGTAAGGCTATTAAAGCTCTTAAGGTTGAAAGGCTCATTTTTATAGAAGACAGCCCAAATAGCTTCCGCTTCTAGGATTTGTTCTGCCTTATATGTTTTCTTACTAATATACTCTAAAAGTATGCGCGGTTTTGGTCTTGACATCTCGTAAAACTCTCCAATTAACTACGCATATATTTATCCTTATTTGTCGCTAAACGTACCGCCATCCATTGAAACTGTAATAACATCGGTATCTACACTACTCTTTAATGCATTAAACATTGTTTCGTAGTCTTGTAACAGTTTTTCCTGCAATTCGTTTAATGCCAAGCACAGTAGTCTAGCCTGTTGAATAGACATTTTAACTTCCTTTGCTTGACTTAATTCGGCAGACCTTACACTTTGTATAAATTGAGTTAACGGTGCTAAATTAATCTGATTTTGCATTTGACAGTACCGTTTTCATTTCTAAGTCTGATTTAAATGGACCCTTACTTGGGTAGCGTTCAATGGTAATTAATTTAGGACAAAAGCTCTTAACCCATCCTTTATCAAATTTAATTACATAATATCCTGCACAATACAAACTTTTACTTGCGTTACTTTTAGTAAACAGGGGTAGTTTTTTTTGTACATTGTATATGGCATTGTAAGGTCTGCTACTAGTTGGATACCCGTGGCATTCATTTAGTATACTAGCCGTAACTTTAACTTTTGAACTTGTAAGAAAAAATTCCTTACCAAATTGCTTGGTAAGATCATCTTTCTTATTGAACATAACTTCACCGTTGGTACTAGATAGTACAAACTTATTATTTTCTTTTTTATGTAGTGTGGCAATCTTCTCACCGTCTTTTTCTACGATCCAGAATTTGCCATCTACGATTGGCTTTGCGTGTATCTCTGTCATTTCTTTATCCTCGTTCATATCTTATTTTAGAAACATATTGTTGACCCGGGTTGATGCTGGATCCGGAAACTGCTTTAATTGCAATTGAAAATCTATCTTTCCTTGCGTGTGCAGTTAATGGCATAACTGCATGTTCAATGCGTGAGTCAAATATAATAACTCTACCTGGTATAAACTCATAACAATAATGATGCTGTGATTCCTCGTTAAAGAATTTAATTTCACCACCCCAGTTGCTTTGCCAAAAGTAATTAACAAATACTAGAATAGTAAATGCATTTTCAAACGCACTGTCAGTGTGCTGTCCCACTTTTGCCATTTGACTGTAATGATTGATATAGCACGAGCTAACTGCAAGATCTTTTTGTAACGTATTTGCAATTTTTTTAACAAGTAGATCTAATGGCGATGAATTAAATATTTGTGGTGTTAAGTACGATACAAATCTTTCATCTTGCTCGGGCGTAAACAGACTCGTACCGTGTAACGGCGCATACTTACTATTAAAAGTAAGGGTATTTAATTCTTCAATTTGATATGTTTCTAATATATTATCAAATAAAAAAACAGATTTTCCGTTAACTATTAGTTCTTCAGTCATTTACTTTTAAATCGTTTAAAAAAATTGAATAAGTTTAAAAATCGAGCCTTGTACGGATCGTTGATTATTGTTTCTACTATACTGGGACGATGGGGACATCGGCCCTGTTTGTAATCACAATCTAAATGGATTGGCTTATAGCATACTGCACATTTTTTTCTCATTTTATCACTCAAATAGATTTAGTGCGGCTTTAGTAGTTGGATATTTTGCTTGGAACGGCTCTGCATACGTTTGTATGTTGTCAGCAATCTTTTTCATGTCCCATGCGTTGCAGAATTTAAGCATACGAATACCCACTTGGTCAACCATTTTAGGTGTAGCATGAGTTTCAATTGTTTCCGTAATACATTGCTTAATATCTTCAGGTTGTGCTGTTAAGTCGCACAAGTGTACATTGCGCAGATAGTCATCTAGCACTCTGTGTTCTTGTCCATTATGGTCAACCCAACGTTGCAACATGAGATTGTTCCAAGAGAATCCTTTGCTCTTACGATCTTCAAACGCTTCAGTAAGCCCTACTTTATTCTTACTACCTTTTGTACGTACACCTGGATATGCTGAAAACACATTATCGCTAGTATCGCCACGCATACATTTTTCAAACAGCATCCATTCTGGATCCTGTGCGGCTTTTGGCTCGCCTGTCTTTTTGTCTTTAACAGGTTTACCTTTAGCATCAAATGTGCCTTCGTGTGTAATATGTAAATCACCTACACCGTTATACTGACTTACATTATGCTTAATCAATTGTGCAAAGTCGCCGTCTGTGCTGATAATAACGTGCTTTGCATCTGGATGTGCTTGTGTCCAGCCAGCAATTAAATCGTCTGCTTCTAAACGTGGGTGCTGTAATACTGTACAGTTAGTTTTTTCTGTAACAAACTTTTTAAACTCATCAAATGCTTCCCAGAACAATTTATCTTCATCTTGTTCTCGTTGTGTCATTGCCGCACGAGTTTCTTGTCTGTTAGCTTTGTAAGGCGTATAAAAATCTTTGCGCCACGATCTGCCCTCGAGACAGAACACCACATGAGTACCGCCAAAGTCATGCCATGCTTTTTTGATACTGTTAAGTGTAATGTGAAAGGCCATGCCTAACTTAATGTCAGCACTGCCTTGAACTACGTGTCTAGCACGAAAGAATGTGTTAGCTGTATCGACTATAATATAAGTCATGTATAATATTCCATATCTGCCGCAAATACAAACCGGAATTCTTTTGAGTCAGTAATTCCGGGCCTATGCCATAGTTTACTTGGATATACGATCCAAGTCAAGTCTTTTGGTTTTAAGTAAAAGTCAGCATCACGATTTGGCCAATTCATACTAAATTCAGTGCCTGTTAGTTCTGGATTTGATGTTTGGGGTATGTGTACGTACCAAAGGCCACTTACTGTATTGGTAGTATTATTGTTGTCACTAACATGGTGATTGTGCCAAAGTATTTCTCTATCGTCAACAGTTTCGGAGTTAGTCATAAACACCCAACTCATTAAGTTTTTAATTTTTACTTCTTTTCCTAAAAACATAAAGCAAGAGTATATAAAACTCTGGCGCATTTTAAGCATAACAGGATCTTGTCTAAAGAATAAATTTTCTTTAGTTTGATACTTTGGGCTATTAGTAAAATAGTTTCCTGCTGAAATAATTTCTTCAGCAATGGTTATTAACTGACGGTTGTCCTCTTGATTAATCAGAGAGCTAAAATCATAACGATCAATATATTCGTTTGATTCTAAAATGTTCATTCTACTTGTGCCTTGTTATCTGCTAGTCTAGTAACGTTGATAAATCCTGCCGACCGATTTGCGTCCATGCCTTCATCGGATAACATGTTTCGAACAATATCTCTAAACCAACGATCTACAATTTCTTCTTCTGGGTCTCCGTCAAATCCGTAGCCGTTCTTTTTTAATTCAGTAATAAAGTATTCATTCCAGTCAAGTTCAAAAAATCCGTTGCGTGGATTATCCTTATTAACCTTAGTATCCATTACGTTAACCCATGCTTCTTTTCTAATAGTAGCACGTTCTTTTGGAGTCCGTTTAACTTCATCTAAGGCATCTTGCGCCGCTACTGCTTCTTTGATTTTTTGTGCGGCAAGTTTTTCAGCAACCGCTACTTCAGCAGTGGCTAATACTTTAGCATCTTCTAAAGCCTGTAATCCTGTAATCTTTTTAAATAATTTTTTAAACATTAAGTTCCCCACTCATTTTTAAATAACGGTACTTGTAATCTGTCACTGTAACGTAGTCCGTTTTTCATAGCCAATATTGCTACATTTTTATTATTCATTGCGTAGACACTTTCTACTCCGCCTACTGGCATTAGATAAACGTGTCCTTTAAATCCTGCTTGACGATATGCCTCAATAGCATGTTCCGCATCAGCAAAGTCTTGTTCAGTGGCAATGACAAACTTCAAATATGCTGTGCCAACTTCTTCATATTCACAAACTACTTCTGGTAGAATTGCTTCTTCCCACACTTCGCCGCTACATGGAAGTTTAGCACTTACACTAAATGTAAGTTCTCTGCCTACTACACTATTCCACTTTTTCAAGAAGCCTTTAAACTCTGGTGTAAGTTTCTGAGTACCATTTGTTTCAAATGTGATCTCTTTCAAATCACGCATCTTAGTATTGTTAATCAAATCTGGATAAGCACGTTGCCAACCCAGCAAAGGCTCGCCACCTGTGATAACCAAGTGTTCATCTTTCCAATGATCCTGCGGAAGAATTTCACAAATACGATCTGCGATTGCTTCGCTTGTCAGCATAGGCGACAACTCTTTAAAGTCTGGATGCCAACTGGCATAGCTGTCACAGCCTGTGCTGACTAACGGCAAGTCTTCATATTTTGTAAACGGCGTAATCATTTTATGTGTGGCCGCAATGTCAGTGGCTTCGTGGCTCATTTCACCACGTGGCATACCAAAGCCAGCACACTTAAAGTTACAGCCAAATGTTCGTAAGAAAACGGATGGGACACCCATGTAACGTCCTTCACCTTGGATACTGTAAAACAGTTCCGCTATTTTAATTTTGCTCATACACAATCCTGTTCATTTGCCATTTTCTTTATTGTAGCACGTTCTTCTTTGTTTTGTCTAGCATTACGAAAAACAGTAACATCTTCAATGGCACTTTTCAAAGTTTCAGCATAATTAAGAGCTTGTTGTTTGGTCAAACATACTGTTGATTCGGTATCGATATAACCTTTGGTCAACAATGTCCAAATGTGATACCAACGTGTTTTTGACCAGTAATTTGTTTTGCCTGTGGTATAAATGGTTACAGTAATATCGCCATCATCTGCTTCTACCCACATGTTATGGTTGTGGTTTTCATCACCGCAGTTACAAGCAATTCGATAGACTCTGCTGTCTCCCCAATCGTTTGTTTTCATTATGCCTTCTGCCGGAGTTTGTGATTTCATTCTACATCTTCCTCAAACCATTCATTGACCA